CTTCATGGGCTTACTAAATTCAGCATGGAATCGGTGCCAGCAAATAGGTTTTTTCTGGAATATATAGCGAGACCACAAACGGCGGAAATGTTTTTTGAAGATATACTTATGGCGATACATTTTTACGGCATGCCAATACTTGCAGAAAACAACAAACCTCGTCTATTGTATTATTTAAGAAGACGTGGTTACAGAGGTTTTAGTATGAATAGGCCTGATAAAGTTTGGAACAAATTATCTACAGCTGAAAAAGAAATAGGTGGTATACCAAACTCTAGTGAAGACATTAAACAAGCGCATGCCGCAGCTATTGAAATGTATATACAAAGCCACGTGGGTATGAACGCTGAAGGTCAATTTGGTAATTGTTATTTTAATGAGTTGTTAAATGACTGGGCTAAATTTGATATAAACAAAAGAACAAAACACGATGCTTCTATTAGTTCTGGTCTTGCAATAATGGCTTGTAATAGGCATTTGTATAGACCAAACGCTATAGTAGAAAAACCAAAACTAAATATAAGTATTGCTAAATATTCAAATAAAGGTAATATGTCAAAAATAATTAAAAAATAAATATGGCTATAAGAAGTTATTTCCCATCTCAAGTTGTAAGTGATGTTGAAAAAATGAGTTACGACTATGGTTTAAAAGTAGCTAAAGCTATTGAAGCTGAGTGGTTTCATACTGAGCGAGGTACTAATAGATATAAAACAAACCACAACAACTTTCATAACCTTAGATTATACGCAAGAGGTGAACAATCAATACAAAAATATAAAGATGAATTATCTATAAATGGTGATTTATCTTATTTAAATTTAGACTGGAAACCAGTACCTATTATACCTAAGTTTGTAGATATAGTCGTAAACGGTATTGCAGAAAGAACTTACGATATAAAAGCATATTCACAAGACCCGTATGGTGTAGAAAAGCGTACACAGTATATGGAGTCTATATTAAAAGATATGAGAACTCAAGAGTTGGCTGATTTTAGCAAACAAGCTTTTAATATAGACTTATACGAAAACAAAAAAGACGAATTACCGCAAACAGAAGAAGAATTAAAACTTCACATGCAAATTACTTATAAACAAGCTGTAGAGTTAGCTGAAGAGCAAGCTTTAAATGTTTTGTTTGAAGGTAGTAACTACGAGTTAATTAAAAAGCGTTTCTATTATGACTTAACTGTTTTAGGTATTGGTGCTGTAAAAACTACTTTTAACACGTCTGAAGGTGTTGTAGTTGAATATGTTGATCCTGCAGACTTAGTATATTCATATACTGAATCGCCATATTTTGATGATATATATTACGTTGGTGAAGTAAAAAATATACCTATTAACGAACTTGTAAAACAATTTCCACATTTAGACCACGAAGAACTTGATAGCATAATTAAAAGCAAAAGCTATCAACAAGCTAATTATCATAATAACGCTTATAATTCTAAAGAAGAAGATAATAATAAAGTTCAAGTTTTATATTTTAATTATAAAACATATATGAACGAAGTTTATAAAGTAAAAGAAACTGGTACTGGTGCTGAAAAAATATTAGAAAAAGATGATACTTTTAATCCGCCAGAAGACTCTGATAATTTTAGCAAATTACATAGATCTGTAGAATGTTTATATGATGGTGCTATGATATTAGGTACGGAAAAATTGCTTAAATGGGAAATGGCTAAAAACATGTTAAGGCCTAAAAGCGATTTTACTAAAGTTAAAATGAATTATAGTATAGTTGCTCCACGTATATACAAAGGTCGTATAGAATCATTAGTACAACGTATCACTGGTTTTGCAGACATGATACAACTTACTCATTTAAAATTACAGCAAGTATTATCTCGCATGGTACCAGACGGTGTGTATCTTGATGCTGATGGTCTTGCTGAAATAGATTTAGGTAACGGAACAAACTATAATCCACAAGAAGCTTTAAACATGTTTTTTCAAACAGGTAGTGTTATTGGTAGATCGTTTACAAGTGAAGGCGATATGAATCCCGGCAAAGTACCTATACAAGAAATAACTAGTGGTAGCGGTGGTAATAAAATACAAGCTCTTATAACTAATTACAATTATTATTTACAAATGATTAGAGACACTACCGGGCTAAATGAAGCTAGAGACGGCAGTACTCCAGATCCAAACGCTTTAGTTGGTGTGCAAAAATTAGCTGCTGCTAATTCTAATACAGCG